TGGCCGTCCAGTTTCTGGAAGCAAAGGGGTCGATGATGGGGCTCCAGGGCTTCATCAACGGCAACCTTGCCGAGCCATGGGAGCAACAGGACCTCCAGCCCGAGAGGTCGGAGACCAGCAGCGCCGTCAGCGTCGAGGGTGGCAGACGCTATCTGACCGCAGACGTGCAGGCTGTGGCGCCGTTCCTCTGGTGGGTCTGCCGCGAGTGGAAGGACGGCAACTCAACGCTGGTTGCCGCGGGCCACGCCGACGACTTTGCGGCCCTCCGGCGCGTGCAGGTTGCGCTTGGCGTGCACGACATGGACGTGGGCATCGACTCGGGCTTCAATACGCAGGTCGTTTACGATGCGTGCGCGTCGTTTTCGGAGATCACCAACAGCCCGATCACGTTTCCGTCTGGCCTTCGGTATCCGCCCGAAGGAGGACTTCGGAAACCCATGGTCATCGGTTGGCTTCCGATGAAGGGCCGCGAAAACGGGGCACGGTTCACGGCCAAGACGGGAGCCGTTCATCCGTTCGGGTTGTCGACGTCGTCATCCATGCGGACCGACGTGGTGCAGCCGCTCTTGATCTTCGACACCGAGCATCTTCGGGAAATCCTGTCGAGGCTCCGAAAGGGGGACATCGACCGCGACTGGGGCATCCACCAGAGCCCGCCCAGCGTGCAGGCCGAGGGAAGCTATCTTGCCGACCCCGAGACGTACTGGCGGCATCTCGACTCCCATGTTCTGCGGCCGGTGGCAAACCGGGCTGGGCGCATCAAGCACGTCTGGATGAAGCGCAACCAGAAATGGCCGGACCACCTGCACGATTGCGAGATCATGCAACTGGCCATGGTGATGCTCTGGAACGAACTATCCGGATTTTCCGGTGAGTTGACGCAAGGCTAGTCTGCCGCTTCAAGGTTGGCCGCAATGGCCTACAATCCGCGCCGGTGATTACCTACACCGTCGCAACCAAGCGGGCGTTCCTCCGCAGCGTTTACGCTGCGTTGACGGGAACCACCCTGCTTGCCGCGCTGGTGGCCAAATCAACCGAAGCCGCTGCGGCAATCGCAAACGGACAGGTTGTCCGGTCGACGTCTTCGGCTGACGTCTCCGTCGAGTTCGCCGAGCCCGGCAAAGGCGCCCCGACACCGTCCGAAATGGCCGAGATGTGGGAGTCGCTGCTCAACGATTACGACCTCGCCGTTTCGTTCCTCGTGCAGGAAGGCGTTGCCAGCCCGACCGACACCCAGATTTACAACAAGATGATGTCGACCGTGCTGATCGCGGTGACGTCGTTTGGCGGCGACTTCTCGCAGTTCCGCCGCGAGGCCTACATCTCCAACCGGATGACGTGATGGGCTTCCTCGATTCCATCCTGTCGAAGTTCCGGTCTGCGCCTGTCGACCGATACGAGGGCGCCGGCAACAGCCTGCGGCGTTCCTACCTTGACACGTCCTACACGTCCGCCCGGTTCGACGTGTCGTCTTGGACTCGGCAGGCGATTGTTCGAAAGTCGCGATTCTTTGAGCAGAACAACGCGGTGATGAACCGCCTGGGCGACCTTTTCGAGAGCTACACGGTCGGGAGCAACTTCTCGGTTCAGCCTGCTTCGTCGGATCCCGCTTGGAACCTACGGGCCAAGAAGTGGTGGGACGTCTGGTGCCGGTATCCCGACATCGGCTCCCGGCAGTCTTTCGGGACTCTGATGTCGCTGGCGGCACGCGGCTGGTTCTACGACGGCGAGTCGTTCTTGTTGTTGACCAAGGGCGAGTCTGGGCGTCCGCGCCTGCAACTCGTTGAGCCGCAGCAAATCTCGACGCCGACCGGGCAGGAAAACGCTGCCGACATCTTCGACGGCGTGCGGTTTGACCAGCGGACGGGCCGGGCTCTGACCTACTACGTCGGGCAAGAGCAGAAGCAGGGTGAGTTGACCGACATCCGCCCGATCTCGGCCGACTCAATCGTCCACATCTACGAACCGCAGCGCGCAAACCAACTGCGCGGCCTGCCATTTGTGGCGCCGGTCATCAACGACCTGCACGATCTCGACGACCTCCAGAAGCTGGAGATGGAATCCTGCAAGCTGGCGTCCAGCGTTGCCCAGGTCGTCAAGACGTCGTCCGGCGAGGTGCAGGCAACCAGCCTCCGGTCTGGCGTTGGAGGGTCTCAGGGAAGCGCCCAGACCTACTACGAAAACGTCTTCGGCGCCCAGGTCAAGGTGCTGAAGTCCGGCGACGAGTTCGAACAGTTCATGTCTGACAGGCCGTCGGTCAACATGCGCGACTACTGGCGCCAGTTGACCGAAAAGGTCTGCGCCGGTGTCGGGATCCCATACGTCTTGGTCTATCCCGAGTCGATGCAGGGCACGGTCTACCGCGGGGCCTTGGATATGTCGGCGGTCTGGTTCCGCGCTCGTCATGCGGTCATGGCGTCCGCCGCCCGCCGGATCTGGGAATACGTGATGGAATACGCCATCCGCGTGGATCCGACGCTCAAGGATTCGCCGGACGACTGGTACGAGGTGGCCATCCAAGCGCCCCGTGCTCCCAACGTGGACGTCGGCCGAAATTCCGCCGCCCAGCTTGCCGAGCTGGAGGCCGGCGTCACGACTTACGACGAAGTCTATGGCGCCCGCGGCATCGACTGGAGGTCGGCGCTGGAGGCCAAGGCGCAGCAGGCCAAGTTCATCCATGAGCTTGCCGAGAAGTACGATGTCGATGTCTCGGAAATCAGCCGAGCCCAGAAGCTCCCGATTGCCCCGGAGCCGGCCGAAGCCGAGGAGGTCGAGGTCGAGGAACCCGAGGACATGATGCCCCCGACCCCTGCGCCTACTGCCTCGGTTGCGAAACCAAAACGGAACCGGAGAAAGAAGAAATGACCAAGGTGAACAACTGGCTGTCCTACAGCCCGCGAGCCGCTGCCAACGAGCCGGCCAACATCCAAATCTTCGACCAGATCGGCGAAGACTGGTTCAGCAATTCCGGCGTCACGGCAAAGTCGTTTGCAGAAACCCTGCAAGCGGTCGGGCCCGGTCCGCTCAACGTCGAGATCAACAGCCCGGGCGGCAACGTCTGGGACGGCTTGGCCATTTACAATATGCTGCGCGGTCGGCAGGCCCCGGTGACCACCAAGGTTGTCGGCGTTGCGGCTTCCATCGCTTCGATCATCGCGCTGGCTGGCGACACCGTGGAAATCGCGGACGCCGCCTTGATGATGATTCACGACCCGTCCGGTCTTGCGGCCGGCACGTCCGAGGACATGAGGAAGATGGCCGACGCTCTCGACCAGCACGCGGCCATCCTCGCCGGAGTCTACGAAAAGAAAACCGGCAAGACCGCATCGGCGATCCGTGCGGCCATGAAGGCGGAAACGTGGTTCACGTCCGCCGAGGCAATCGACTTTGGCTTGGCTGATTCGATCACCGAAAAGCAGCCCGCCATGCAGGCCAACGCCGCCCGCGCATGGGTGAGTGCGGCTCTCTCCAAACTTTCGACCGGCAGCACCAACGCTGTCGCCGATGGCGCGAACACCGCGCCGACATCACAGACACCACACAACATGGAAACCAAGACCCCTGATCCCGTGGTGCCGGCTGCTCCCGCTGCGCCGGCCCCTGCCGCCCCTGCCGCCATCGACATCGAGGCCATCGTCGCAAAGGCCGTCGCCGCCGCCATCTCGGCCAAGGCTCCGACCGCCGCGCCGGCCCCCGAGCCGATTGCGCCGCGCATCGAGAACATCGGCAACCCTCTGATCGAGGCCCACCGAAAGATGCAGGCCGGCGCCGAGCGTCGCGACTTCCTCGTCAAGAACCACGCGGAGCTTCTGCGGCAGGCTTCGATCCACGCGCCGCAGAACGCCAACACGTTCACCTCCACGCTGGTGGTCGACTATCTGGCCGACGCGCTTATCACCGTTGCCCCGACCCGGCTGGCTCTGGTCAACGCCTTCAGCCGCAACGTCGGCCTGGACAACCTGCGCCCGCTGGCCGTTGTCCGCGTCAAGCGGTACACCACCGGCACCGCCGCCCAGACGAATCCCACCAACTGGGAGACAAACAACGACTCGCAGCTCGCCGCCACTTCGGTGACGGTCGATCAGATCAGCAAAAACTTCACGGTGACCCAGCAGGAGCTCAACCAGGGCTTCAGCCTCGCCGACCTCGCCGCCGGTTCCGCCGACCTGTTCGCCTACGGCATCAGCGACAAGCTGACCGCCATCATGACCGCCGCCAATTTCGGCACGGCCATCACGATTGGCACCGCGGCCAACTTCGACTCCAGCGACCTGCCGGCGATCCTCGCGGCCGCGAAGAACTACCGCTCCAAGAACCTGATCCTCGACGGTGGCCACATCGCCAGGATCCAGTTTTCCGGTCTCACCACCGCCGCTGCCGGCACCGTGGCGATGCCCGACAGCCGATACGGCCCGCTCAACAACGGTCGCTTCGGCTTCGACGTCATCGCCGAGAACAACCGCTGGACCGGCGCCGAGACCAACGCGGCCGGCTTCGTCTGCGGCCCTGACGCCATCGCCATCGCCGCGGGCCTCCCGGTTGGAATGGTTGCCGGTGAGTTCATCGAGCAGCGCGCCGTGACGACCTCCAACGGTCTGTCCGCCTTGCTTTCGGTCTGGTACAGCCGCGCCACCCGCTCCCACATGGCGTCCTACGACATCATGTTCGGCGCCGCCACCGGCGACACCACGCAGGCCGAGGTCCTCATCACCGCCTAATCAACATGAGGCTCGCAACCACCATCTCCGTGGACAAGAACGGCAAGTCTAAGCTCGTGTCTGGTCCCGAGGTTGGCGCGGATCTCCAACGCGACAACTTCAACACGGCGAACGTTCCCGAGGGAGGCAAGCTTGTCCTGTTCATTCAGGGAGCCCTGGCACCGAAGATCCGCAAAGGATAGCAGTCAAACCCGGGGGCCTCGGCAATCCGGCCGGGGCCCCCTCATCCGAAAAACAACATGGCGCTGCAATCAGACATCTCGACCGAATACTCGATGGGCCGGCACGGCAGTTTCGTCACGTCGTCGACCTCGACCCAGACCGGCAATTACGCCGCAATCGAATGCGTGGTCCCGACCGCGTTTGTATCGGTCACCGGAGAAAACATGAGTGGCTATGGGCCGTCCGTGACGTTCCCGGCCGGGTTTCAGATCCGGGGCATCATCTCCGCGTTTCAGATCGCCAGCGGCACCGTTCAGGTGACACTCGCCCGCTCGTAACATGAGGTCAGCAATCGGCATTGGGATCAACAGGGAACGGATCGCCGACAGCGGCGGTCTCGACCTGCCAATCATGCGCCGAGACCTGTTGCAACAGGACGACTTTTTCGTGTTCCAAGAGGACAACTCCAAGATCGTCCTCAGCCTTGGAACCTACGACCGGATTGCCACCGAGCAGGGCACCGACCTTTTACTGATGGAAGACAACTCAAAGTTCACACTCACCGTTTACTGACCTATGCCCGACGCAAAAATCACGGCCTTAACGGCTATCTCTGTCATCGACCCCGCTGTCGATCCGCTGCCCATCGTCGACGTGTCGGACACCGCCATGGCGGCTTCCGGCACGACGAAGAAAATCACGATCAACCAGCTCCTCGGCGCATCCGGCACCGCCACGCTCGCCTCAGCCACCATCACCGGCGACCTGACGGTGGACACCTCGACGCTGAAGGTGGATTCGACGAACAATCGGGTGGGTATTGGGACATCGAGTCCTCTTGCCTATGCGTTGGATGTTTTGAGTTCTGGTGCAACCACCGTTGCTGTCCGATCAAGTGGTGCTGTTGGATTGTATCGTGGATACGCCATTGCTGATGGAACGACGGAATACGGACAGTTTAAGCAAAGCTTTTCGACAGGCGAACTTCAGATTGTTTCTGGAACTGCTGGATGGGGCGGTTTTCTGACGCTATCGACTGGAGGATCTGAGCGATATCGTATCGCTTCCGACGGCGTAGCCACTTGGTCCAACGTCGGTGGAGTCGCTGGCACCGCCATGACCCTGAACTCCACGGGGCTGGGCGTGGGGGTTACGCCTAACCGAAAGCTGCACATTGGTGGCACAGGAAATCAGGTTCTTCGCGTTGAGACTATCACCTCTGGAGACCCGTCGATCAACCTGCTTGCGTCTGGTGTCAATGACGCGGTTATTGCGTATGATCGCACCAACAACTACCTGCGGTTCGATGTAAGTGCGGCTACCGGAGCATTTATCATTGGGCCTACCGGCAACGTCGGCGTGGGGGTTACGCCGAGTACTGTTTGGACCGCCAACGGAAATCTACAAGTCGGGGTTCATGCCGCTTTGTACACAAATGCCAGTCTTGGCGCGACTGATTTTGCGTACAACAGCATCAGAACCGGATCAGATACCTATCAATATTCGTTTGCAACGTCGTTGGCTGCCAGCCGTTTGCAGCAACGCGATGGTTCATTCCGTTTTTTCACTGCTCCTGCTGGCACTTCGCCGAATGCCATCACCTTCACCGAGCGACTGAGACTCAAAGAAACCGGACAGCTTCGCTTCGTACCTCTCGCTGCCGATCCTGCCGGTGCTGAAGCTGGTGATGTTTACTACAACAGCAGCAGCAACAAGCTGAAGTGCTACAACGGAACCACTTGGAACGACCTCTTCTAATCCCACCATGCCCACCATCTCTTGGGTCATCGAACGCCTTCTCTGCAAACCCGTCGAAGGCTCCCTCACCGATGTCGTCATCACCGCCGACTGGCGTTGCAACGGCATTGAAACCACCGGCTCTGGCGACACTGAGCAGACCTACACCGGCACCTGCTACGGCAGCGCGTCGTTCGCGCCGCCGACCGGCTCGTTCACGCCCTACGAAGACTTGACCCAGCAGCAGGTTCTCGACTGGTGCTTCGCCAACGGCGTGGACAAGTCGGCCATCGAGGCC